GTTTGCGGCCCCTAAGTGGGATCAATTGTTGGCATTTAGTTGCCTGCCGAAAGGTACATAGCTCCATGCACACGCTGGTTCGTTGCAAAGGTAGTGTTAAATCACGGTTATGGACATACCCATTTAGTAAGGTTGGCTGAGGCTGGTGAGAAACCAGTGGCAAATTACAGGGAATGAAAAAGTTGGCAGCTCGGAAAGACGGCAAGGCAGCTCGGAAAGACGGCAGGAAATGGATGGATGGTCTGAGCGGACCTCGAGAAAACGCTCTTACGACCGCAGCTCACGGAGAGCAGCGGGCCCCTCCCGATTGGCATCGGCACTAGCAGTAATGCGAATGCACACGATGTCCAATCTCAATCGGTTTGAGGAACTGATTGATGAGGAACTTGGCCACTTAGAGCAAGTGGTGGACGTAGCTGACGTCATTAAAGAAACAGCTTCTGGTGTTGCAAAGCACAGTGGAAATTGTCAGCAGGGTCATGGTGTCTCTGCTAAACTCGACGATGAAACTGCTGCCCACCTCCAAAAGTTCATACTTGAACTTGATTCCCAGACTGATGGTGAAGTACTAACTAATGTAACAATTAGTTTTAGGAAAATCCAAGGTAAATGGGTATATCAGGGAAAGTTAAAACGAAGGAGAGGCAACCCCGGACCAGGTACTCGGCGAAAGCTGAGCCCCCGGGCGCTCGAAGAGAGGCTAATCAAGCAACTTGAGGAAGTTGAAGCTTCGATGAGGGTGCCCGGCGCGGTTTGGCCTCGTGAATGGAGCATACATAGGGATTGTTGTAGATGTGCAGATGCAGAGTGTGAATGCTATGGCTGGGGAGCCGCTTCAGCTTTGTGTCAGCGCTGTCATATAATCCAAAAGTTTGCCCAGGATCGTGTTGAGTTACCCGCGTTGGCGCGGGAGCAGGAGGATGCAGTCCGTCATCAGGACGGTTTCAAATGTGATTGCATCCGATGTCGTTATGTCACTCAGTCACCTGAGTGGTGTGATGGCGTTGCTCTCGTGGGGCCTTCGGTACCCCCCCCGACACCCGTTGTGGAAGTTTGGGAGAGTGCTGAAAGCCCGAGGGGTGTTGCGAACTTTGACGAAAGTCTTGGGGCGCCACCTCTTCTGATTCGGAATGCTCATGTCGTTGTTTCAGATCTAAATGGAGATAATGGTGAATTCACTGGTAGTGATGATCGTGGAAAGGGTATCAAGATGCCGAAGAACGTTAGGAAGGAGCTGAACAAACAAGGAAAGAAATTTGGCAATATCCTAAAGAAGTCTTCTCTTGAAGCTCTGGAAAAGCAGGTCACAAAGTTGGCAACAGGCATTGAAGGAATGGGTGCTTATCGTGGTCAGGGCGCGTATGGACGGAAGAGATTCATACAGGTGCCTAGGCCCATGTCAGGATCCGGTGCATACCGTGGTCAGGGGGCGTACAACCAATTGTTCCCCGGCATGACAAGCGATAGACCCATGAAGATTGCGTCAGCTAACAATGAGACTGGTATCATTACGGTCAGTAAGCGGGAGTACTTGTTTGATCTTTTCTCACCCTCAGTTCCGGCGGCTTTTGTAAATAATAAGTTCCAAGCTAACCCAGGTTTGGGGGCGCTTGGACCGTTTGTCGCCCAAATTGCAGGTAATTATGAGAAGTATCGATATAGGAAACTAGTTTTTGAATATCACCCGGTTGTGACAGATAGCTCATCGACAGGTCAGATGGGCACGGTTGTGTTAGCCTTCAACTCCAATGCTGGTTCCAGTGGTTTTGTTACCAAACAGCAAATGGCGGAGTATGATGGCTCCCTCACTCGACGTGTGTGTGATGATATGTCCCTAGGTGCAGAGTGCGATCCAAGAAAAGGCGGTAAGGACTGGCTTTTCGTTCGCACGGGTAATGTACCAGTAGGTCAGGACATTAAGTCATACGACACGGGCTCATTCAATGTAGCCACTTCTGGTGTCTCGCCTGCGTCTTTCCCAGCGGGCACACAGTTGGGTGAAATTTGGGCAGAGTATGAGGTTGACTTTGCGGGACCCAAGTTATACGATGCGCTTGGATTCTCGATTTTGACAGATTCGTTCGTGAGTGGTGGTACGATGTCTAACGTGTTGCCCCTGGGTACAGCTCCCTCAAAGAGCAGTTTAAATTCTATGGGTGGCACTTTGACTAAAACAACCAGTACCGTGTACACGTTTCCCGACAACTTCCAGGGATGGGTTCGAGTGATGTATTTCTGTGTTACTACTGTAGCAGTGACTCAGCTTGTATTACTAGCGAGTGGCAACATTACAAACTTCAATGATCTAGCTAATCCTTCAGGCTCCAACGTCAATGCGCTAGCAGCTACAACTGCTACGCAGACTTTGATGAGCGCGGATTACTACGTTCAGTTTGCAAGTGCCGCGAATGGTAACTACCTTACGTTATCTCATGTGACCCTAACTGGTGGCAACGTTGCTAATCTCACCATTACGCAGATGAACTCCTCTGGTGGTTCACCGTATGGTGCAACCAGCAACTTTGTTGCCGTCTAGGGAATGCGGGTGCACACCTGCGTGGTGTGTGCCCTCGGTACCCAGTGGATCGAGGTTGCCATTCAAGGGAATGGCCTTGTGTATGAATTCGACAAGCATACACACAGTACCGTGTCGTTGTTGAGGGTGGTGTTGATTGTAATTGAACTCGTTTGTTTGTTGTTTTTTGTTGCGTCCCAGTTGAATGGGTCGCATGGCGAATGCACGATGGATGATGATATGAATGTTGATGCTGCTCTTGGCCAACTCAAGGGTGTTGGGGATGGAGCAATCGCTCCTCGGGTAGGTGGTCGGGAAAAGAAAGAAGCTGGTAATAAGGTGTACCAGCGGAAAACCGACAACAGACCTAGGGACGATAAGGCCAATGCGGAGAGGCGTTTAGCAGGTAAGGACAGGAAAGAACCGGTTAAACAAGTCAATGAAGCAGAGGCTGAAGCAGACAAAAGCACCCCTTGGGAGGAAGAGATGTTCCTGGTTTATGACAGAGAGAATCCGATTGGTTATGATGGCACAGAGGTGTGTGATTACAACCAAGTTCACGGCATGTTTGTTGGGCGAGTCACTGGGGCTGCCTATAAAAGCGTTGCCAAAGGTGAATTAAGGATTGCTATTCGTCAGGGGCCGGGATACGTCGTGGAGAAGAAGAGAACAGGGCAGACGGGAGATATAGAACATAAGGGTACGGCAGTAATTGCACGCTCAGCGATTGAGAAGCAATACGTGCCATACCTGGAATATTTGGATAGCGTGCCAGTTAAG